ATTGCTCAACAGTAGCCGAAAGAAACGCCATGAAACGTGCGCCTCCACAAAAGTGGCGAAACACGCGCCCTGGAATAACGCCCGACTTTCCATTTTGCTGCGCTTTTGTTACGCTCGTTTGATCAAGTTTGCTCTTTCACATTACATTCCTGATCCAACGCCATTGTCCCGCGAGGAAAACTCTATAACGAGTTTTTACTTTTGAACCCCCAGACGCCGGCGTGCTCGACAACTCGTCGAGACTTCTAGAAAGCCCGCGCTCCACCTAGGTTGTGGATGCCCTCTGCGGCATCCTGAGCGTCATGGCGAGCCATGTCCTCATTAGCACCAGCGCTCGGCATCGCCTGTGCAAACAGCCGGTTAGTTATACCGCTAACGCGATTAACTAAGACCTGGTTCTGCACTTGCACAAACGTGGCTGTGTCGTGCCTGTCGCGCACGACAAAGTCACATGCTGCTGCTGCGCTGCTCGCATCTAAGACTCCCGCCTTGATATATCCCTTTGGTATGAGTGGACGCCCTTGCTTAAAGCTCTCCGCTATCACCAGACGCGCCAAGTCGCTAAAATGCCGCATGATAGCACGCATTGTTGGATTTGCTGCTGAGTACATCGGCTCAATATCATAGAGTACTTGCTCTTCGTCAGCCGTACCAGCATTTGTTACACATCGCCAAGAGCCAGCTTTCCTGTTTTCTGAGCTGGTTGTATTAACGATACAGTGCACAATCCAACCAGGCAGAATATTGTCAATGAAAGCTTCTTCAGTTTGTCCCAACCCATCGGCTGATGCTTTAATCCAATCATTAAGCTCTTGCTGTGTTGAGTACCTCAAATCTATTTGCTGAGGGTCGGGCAAGTACTTTCGTACTTTCTCAATTCTTTCAGGTGTTGCCCTCAGCTTTACCTTAGGTGGTAGGTAAAGACTTGTGCTCTTTCTAGTTGGTACTGGAAACACAATACCACTTGTTCTATCCGCAACATCTTGAACACCATTTCCTCCAATAGGATTATCTATTAAGCTTCCAAATGAAGGACGTCTTCCTGATTGTGGAGTGGCCTTGGCTGGTGTTGTTGTGCCCGCCCCCACGTTCTGCGCTGGTGTTGTGGCACCACTAGTGGCTGCAGCGTTTGCTCGTGCCAATGCTTCATCATCACCAGCAGCTTTCAGCACTTCGTCGACGGCTTCATTAGTTCCTGATGCTGCACTCTCGAACTTGCACACATCATCAACACCAGCTAAGCAGCGAGCTACCTCCTGTTTCGCGATTCCTTCGAAGTAGAGTTGTTCGATCTCGCCATCGGTTGGTAGGAAAGAACCCCAAACTGGCTCTAAAGAGATTGCGTACTCACGAATCAATTCAGTTAGATCGTCATAACCGAATGCTTCTACGCACGCTGCTAGGATAGCGCTCTTAATGGCTTGAGGTTCCGCGCTCCGTTGCCATTCCAGAATCGCCACTATCCGGTGCCGAGCTAGCTTGGGTATGTAGATGCCATTCCGCAGCATGAATTTATGTGACATAAACTCAACGCCTTCAATGCTCTGAAATGCATCATCGAAGCAATAATTCAATTCAAGTTCCTTTATGTATTGCTCATACTTGCCTTGAACTACATCCTTTGCTTCTTCATTCGCATTGATTAGCAAGTCGTCACCATTACACACGTATCGCATCTGCATGTTAAGGTGCCCATCACTAATGGCTCTTTGGCGTGCATACTCCATTGCTATCATCAAGCACAGAGTATTATCCACAACTGTGCTTGGTTGGCCACTATTGTTTCCTCGATGCTTTTGCACTATTAAGCCATCCTCTGCGAGCATGCATGTACTGATGATTTGAGTGTACAAATTCCTCAACATGAGCTCAGTGATATCGTCTCGCTCCATGAAGTACAACCTTATTGTTAGAACAGCATTCATGAGCAACGGCGTTATTGAGCTGTCGAATTGTGATCCGTCTGCATCAATAAACCATTCATAGCGCATCAACGATCGTGCAAGTAAGTCCCAGCCCTTGTTGAACTTGTTTATACCAACAGTCCAAGGACCTAGTAGATGTCGCTTGTAAAATTGCTTATTGAAATCGTCTACCACAGCCTTTGCTCCGAATAAGATGTCGATGGGCGCTGATGTGAATGTTCTCGTCTTGTTGGCTGCAACCTTCTCAGCTGGACGTAACTCAGCCTTCAGGAGAGCTGACCACACTCCGTGCCCATTTGCACAAATTTTCCCAGCGCTTCGTAAGAACATTTCCTCAATCTCCTCATCCGTGGCTTCCACGAAGTAGTCTTTCTTCTTTCCAGCGTATAGAGCACCCATGGCTGCATCAAGGTTTAAATCGTTGAAGATTTTCCCATAGTCGAAGCATGCCTTGACACCACCTCGCTCGAAACCTGCATTCTCAAGAATTCGAATCACGTTGATGACAGCACTCTGGAAAGCCTCCTCATGTACTGTTCCCAATCTTATTGGCTTGTCGTACTTCAATACATCCTTGTAGTACGCCTCGCGGTTCAGCGCTGATGGTTGTAGTCGTCCTAGCATTGGTGTGATTAGTGGCCGCCATTTGGAACTAGCTTCCACGAAGTGTATAAAGCTCTCTCGCTGCCCACTAATGACGTGCTGTCGCGACAATCGATTCTCGGATCGTGCCACCGGCGTAAATCCTTCACCACAGTATTTTATCATGTGGCCATTCTGAAACCCAACTAACTTCTGAATTGTTTTGACGAATGGAAATTTGTCAAAATCGTTATGGATGTACAAACCACCAACGTCAACTTGGTCTTCACTAAATCTCCATGGTACTAGTGGTTTCTCGGTTTTTGAGCTCAAGAAGTCCAATAACTCCTGTGTGACTGGGACAAAGTAGTTCATGCTGATTCCGCCCAAGCTGTGAAATCCAACAATCTTCTGGTCGCTAAGGGCTACCATTGTTGCACCACAGTCACCAACTTCAGTAGTTATGCGATGGCGCCAAAGCAGCTCTTCATTTTCCCCGTATGGTGTGATTTCTGTCTCTGCTGACACACAGCTTTTCCAACCCTCCTTGCTGTACCGCGAAAGGACTAACACTGCCTTCTCGCCTATAACCGGCACACGGAAGCACTTTAGAGTCCGCCTGGGTTGAAACTCCACTGGTAGATCAAGTCCAATCAAATCGATCATGGTGAATTTAACGACTTGCAGGTTGAGAATGTTGCCCAGGTTGTAAGTACCAAATCGTGCTATCATTCTTGATGGATCTTGTGAATCCGAGCTAATGTCCTTCACAAAATGATAAGGTGCTAGCAACTTACTACCTGTGATGAGACCATTCAAGTATCCGCTCGGACCAGCTAGGAGGACTTGATTATTCGTTATGTGCTCATAGCAACGAGGACCTCCGTACAATGCTTTGCTCTCGAACACTGCATACGGGGTTGCTTTGGGATTAAGTGCTTTTCTTTCAAACTTAATTGGCCCTTCCTCAGCTGGCTTGGCTTGTCGGAATTCGCCACGATGATCAGCGTATCCCACTGGTAAACCTCTCCTGTTTGCCTTTCTTGGATTGTGAGGTTCCATTTCAACATTTATCACTTTTCCATCCTTCCCCTTAAACTCAGCTAAGATTTTCTTAGGCATAGGGTGATCAAAGAATGCTTCGTCTTCTTGTCGATTTAGATAAATCTTCTCGAAAGCTTCTTCAACCTCCATAGCTGTTATTGGTTGCTCAACCGAGAAGGAAGCGGCCATGTCATGGAACGTTACTGTGTCATACAGTTTCTCATCAATTCCATAGAAGTTGAAGAACGGCCTATCGTTTCGCACATCCCGTCTTGGAGCTTCTCGACCAAATTGCATGGCATGCACATTAGCTTTCTTCCGCACCTTGTCAACCCAGTCAGTTGGGTAGTCGTTCCATTCTCGTGCATGATTGTGAAGTTCGTCCGTGGTTTCGTAATACGTGTAGTTGTCGGCCCTTGCCATCTTATCATCAAATGCTTTTTGCTTGCTTGCCTTCACTCTACTCGCTTTCCCTTCGAACTTCGCTTCATGCTTTGCTCTCTGTCTATAAAGCATATACCATGCGCAACCAGCCATCAAACAAGCAGCGCCGACTGAGATGTACGGCATCCAGCTGAAGTCACGCTTTTGTAGTAACACGTCATCAATGAACTTCTGTGGTCCCTTCTGGTACATAACGTGTGCTGCCACTGCGTGATTCTCTTCCAGCAACTCTTTCAATTCGTCGTATCCTCGTGCGACGCTCATCTTTTCAACTGAGTTCTTTTGATTCTCGAGTATACTGACATTGCGTTCAACACGATTGATGGCATCATCAAGCTTCCCTCGCACATTCCAATTCGGCACTAATATGCAACTATTATAATTGTCCAGTTGCGTGCGGGTGGATTTCAGTTGCTCCAGTATGTTCTTCTGGTGAACCAGGGCTTCACCAATAACCACTAAGATCATGCCCACCTGAGCTGGATCAGTGGAAAGCTTCACGGCAGTATGTCGTAGGTTTACTGCTGGAACCCGGATCGAATAGGTGGACGGAGCTCTTGAATCCTCAAAACGATCCGCAACCTTCATAGCGAAAGTTGTAGATACGTCGTGGCAGTGGAAAGGCAATCTCTGGTTTGTAGTTCTGTCATGCTTTAAGTACCCAATGTCCACATAATTCTTCACCGTCATGAATGTGTCCGAATCGTACAAGGAGCTATAGTACGGTGATAGTCTCATATTACCTTGTGACAGTAGCAGTGGGGAGAATAAGTCGTAGAGCTTTGTCGGCATCGAACCATCCTTGTTCACCATCCAAACCATATACGACAGCTGATGCTCGAACCTTGCTGCTGTGACCACTTGCTCACGAGTGATGCGCTGAAAGATTTGCAAATTCACATTCCTTAACACTGGAGGCACTTGCATTGCAAATGAAAGGAGTGCTGCTTCTGTGGCTGTGACCTCGTCATCGTACGCTTCTGGGTCGATGGTTGCGCCTATTTTCATTGCCACACCAGCTTTCATTCTAGCGACACGACCAAGTCTTTGGATGCGATCAGCCTTGTTGACAGGCTTTCGTGTTGTTGTCAACATTCGGTTGTCCACATCGTACGTAGGCACAATCTTGTAACCAAAGTCAACCACAACGTCTGCTTCGATGTTTATTCCTGTTTGCAAGATGTTTGTTGCAAATATGTAGATAAATTCTTTCTTGCATTCGCTTATTAGATCAGCTAAAGATGTTTTATTGCGCAAGTTTCGTGAATCAGCCTTAATAGCGTCGAAATTTTCCTTCCGCTTGAGTTCGTCGTAGCACGAGTCGACTTCCCTGAATGATGTCAAAAATACAAGTATCACCTTTCCATGCTTAGATGCGTCTGCTTTTGTTGACAATCCCTGCTCCTTGACAAAGTCGAGTGGAGTCATAGTGGGTAGCGTCATGATATCCAGAGATTTTTGCGCTTTGATCTCAGCTGATGGGCTTCTATCCGTTGCAGTCAATTTGACGATCTTCCCACCCCAATCGCGCCCTTTAAGCCAGTTGTACAAGACAACCTTTTCCGCGCAAGTGTGGTGAACTTCATCGAACAGCACAAAGTCATACTGTTGAAGATTCTCAGGATTGTTCACCAAATAATGCAATGCGAAGCCATAAGTTTGCACCATTATTGAAGACCCTGTGATGCAACGATGGTTCCTCATCATCACACTTGGTGCTACTTGGCACGTATGCATCATTGAATCATGCAAGTTTGTGACCAATACGCGAGTGGGTTCACAAATTAGTACACGCGCTTGCTTGGATAAGGCGACTGGGAAGTACGTGGACTTACCGCAGCCAACGTGTCCCATTACAAGAAACTCGTTGTCCTTATCTGCGAGCACTCGTGCAGCAATAGCATCTCGAGTGTTTTTGTTCATCTCAAACTTTGTGTGCCTTCCTTCGAGTGGGTCGCATCCCTGTTGGCCTGCCAGCACGCGCGTGTCTAACCATGTTCCAAACGACTGCACTGACGGAGCGATATTTGCATGGGTTGCATCATGATCATAGAGCTTGAATTCGTGGAACGTGTCAACGTGTCCAAGTTGCTCTTCAAGTTTCTCCAATGCTCCACTCTGATATATGCTACCCACTGATAAGATTGAGAATATTGCTCGAAATTTAGTTAGGCTTGAGTATATAGCGTTGCTCATATCCAAGGAGAAAAATGTCGAGATGACAAAGCAAACCGCCATGAACTTCGAGATAAAAAGTTCTTCCTGCTTGCTCTGAAAAACGACTACTTCATTCAGACGCCCTTTCTCGTGCCTTATAAACTTCAGCAGCTTCTTCAATAGCCAACTGCCAATTGCAGTAATCACAGCTGCAACCAATATCTGTGTGGCACTTTCGACAATCTTGAGCTTCATGTATCGCCACGCCGTTCCCCCGCTGTACACTGTGTACTTCTTGATAGCGGACCAGGTATTGCTTCTTAAATTCTCTGGCAGGTGTATCTCGGGGATCCATGACCCAGACCAAACGGTCTTTAAATGCTCGCACCCTCTTCCAATCCGCGCGCCAACGCCAGTATAAGTGAGTCTGTAGGCGATTCCAGGCAAGCTTACATAGCCAAATGAGTTGATGAATTCGTTGTACACGCAAGGCGCGAACATCTCGTCGCGTCTTTCGAGTATAGATTTTTTTCCTTCAACTCGGTCAATTTCTGCCATGTCTTGCTCCTCAACTATTGCGTTCTGTATCAATTCAATCTCGGATTTCAAGAGATTCATTGCACCCGTTGGCATACCCAAATGGGGGACCAGCTCGTCAACCTTCGATAAAGATTGCATGTACAGAGCCACCCGCTTCCTGGTTGTCAACAAAGGGCCAAGTGCCGACCCAAGCTCTTTAAGGGCAAGCAGTGCTGCCAATCGATCGAATGAATTTTCAACATCCTTGAGAATCAAACCATGCGTGTCCATTAGCTGAGACAACACAAATAGCGTTGATGGGTTACAAATCATATCCACGAGCCATTCGTTGTCCTGGTTAAGTTTTTCCATGAAAGCGCTCTTGCTCTTAACACACTTTGTAATGCTCTTATATGTCTCGCGAAAACCACCAATCTCGTATTCCTTAAGTTCACTTGCACCCATGGTATCAAGCTTAATCAAATCTCCAAGATTGTTTATCTGGATCATGTGCATTCCTGATTGTACTATGCCAAACGGGCTAGGCACATGGATTGTTCGTTGCACGTGATCAACTAGCATTACTGGCACAACTGCGTCATAGCAACCATAATATGTGGCCATCCGATCTAGGGCTCGCAAAACCTCACCAAATTTTGGCCAGGCCCCTAACTCGCGACACGTCTTGTTGATATATGCATCAACCGTGACCCGATTTTCTCCATCGCAAAAGTTCATGGCCAACGCGAATAAATAAAGGTAGCAGTATCCTACCTTCGGAACATAATGCCTCGCGTTAGTCATATCAGGAATTCGCAACAAGCGATCAGTTGATCCAAACATTAAGTGCCCAGGAGTTGGTCGGATTATTGGACTAAACAACGCTACGTCTCCCTCCCAATGACATAGCTTCAATGCTATGTTTCCAATTTCCATTCCGCACTGATCAATTGGTTGGATTTTGTGCACTTGTGCTGCTTTCTTGGTCCAGTAGGCTGCATCGAACTGAGTGTACAACCCTTCCACACAAGTCTCAATCGTTGAATTCTTATCAACGTGCCTGTAGTTTGTTTCCACTTTGTCATCATCATTCAATGCGATTGTTACTGGCATCGTAAAATCGGGAAACACCCCTTGAAGTGTGGAGTTCGGAATAAAGTCAAAGTTTCCAAATTGATCGTTAAAAGACGCCATGTACAACTTGCGATTTGGCAGGTGCACCATTTGCTTCATAGATCGCCAAATGTCAACGACTTCTGGTGTCAAAAGTAGGTTGATGTTATGGGATAAACTACCATCCTCGTTTGTTCGCGGTGTCTGATCAACAATTGAGCTACTTGATTGAGGTTGTTGCCGTTGAATCATTAACTGTCCACTTGCAATTGAGGCAACGAACGCCAATCCCATACCTGTGCCAGCGTTGAACAAGTTTTGAGCCCCCTGCTGCGTGTATTTCAGGTTTTCAATGAAACTACGTTCATTTCTCTCCTTATGGCATTCAACACATTGGGGGTCGTGAACATCCGCTAATGCGCTAATAACCCTGAGGTAATCCAATTCCATCAAGGTTTCTGTGAGACTGCTATACTTGCAGAAGCTATGCGCCTTCGGTACGTGTGCATTCACCGCCATGCGCCTCTTGCTACTATAATACTCAATCCGCTCACCAGTAGTGGTTTTTAACGCGTTCTTCAGTTGTCCATCTGGGCCAATCCCTTGTACAACAAATACGCCATCTACGCATTCCTGGTGTAGGGATTCCGGAAGCTCGTCTTGTAGCAATACAACCCCGCTCCATCCTGGTTTGATGTCACGAGGGTTGATTACCCCTACAGGTCTGCCGCAAGTTCCATAGTGCTTCAGGAATGGCACCACATCGGCGTACAAGTCATCGCTCGGATCCACATTGTTGCTCTCCAAAACGTGACGTAGTGGGACTCTTGGTCTGATGCGCTTTTTCTTCTCGTAGTCAACAAACACTAGCGGAATGGCTTTTTCTGCGCATATCTGCGACGTTTCGGTCATCAGATCGTAGATTTCCACTGTGTTTGCAATTACTTTGTTCGCCTGATGGACGTGTCGAAGTAAGCGCTTCTCAATGCATTGCCGCCTAAGCACCGGTGTGGTTGTGATAATCGCTGGTTCAGATCCATGCGCTGCTTCTTGGTTGCGCTCCACTTCTTTGTGTTCGCCAATCTTCTGGTCGTACACCTGCACGACATCGTGTACTGGAACGGTACCAAGTGGCTTTAAGGCAATGTCCACTGCCTCCAAGGTGCGTCTTTCCTCCTCTTCAGTCACTAGAACAGGGAACACGTTGTATGTCTCAATTACGTCCAAAGTCCAGTCCTTGTTTATGACTGCTCTGCAGTTGTCCAAATACCACTGACAAGAGTCGTTATGATTCGTGTCAAAGTACAGGACTTTGTCGCTTGCACTGCAGCACTTAGGGCACATATACAGCTGTGCTGCTATGTCGTAAGCCAGGCCTCTGCGTGTGGCTGCCCTGATTGCAGTTGCAATTGGGGTGTCCTTCCCTGTCCGCGTCTTGAAGATCGATCCACAAGCCGCACGATCTAGGAAGAGTCCATCCTCCCCAGAAGCGAAACTAACTATTGTTTCGTTGCTTCTTGCTGGAAGGGCCTTGCGCTCGCTATATTTCCCTTCGAGCGCATGCCCATAAACAGCATCATCTGCATTAATAACAGACATGTCAGCTGCTACCACTGCGTCCTCCTTTAGTTCAGTCTTCGCAAGTGGGCTACTTTCCTCTGCAAGATAAACCATGTTACTGGTTTTTACCTTTGAACTTGCAGTCTTTGGTCGCCAAACTTGCTTAACGTGCGTCTGCTGCATCGTTGCGTTCTTGCTTACCCTAGTCCGCTGACTAGTTTGTTCCACGAGCGTCGTGAAGGCTTTCGAAAGTTGATTACTTTAGAAGGCTTTGTGTGAGTTTGTGAGCTTTGCGTTTGTCGTATGTCGATTTATGCTGTTTTAATTT